GTTTGGCGATGCTTTGACAAACATCAAAAGAGATAATCTTGTAAACAAAACCAATGAACGTGGCATGGTAGTATCCTGTGAGTTTGAAATTGACGGCAAATCTTATAAAATTGAGCGAGGTCGTAAACCTGCAATCATTAAATTTTATGTGGACGGTCAAGAAGAATCAGACGACGAAGCACAAGGCGACTCACGTGAAACTCAAAAAGACATCACCAAACTGTTGGGTATGAGTCATATCATGTTTCAAAACATTGTGGCACTACACACATATGCTCCGCCATTCTTTGGATTAAAAGCCAATGAACAAAAAGATATCATTGAACAACTGCTGGGCATCACTGTGCTGTCAGAAAAAGCAGAAGTGCTCAAAGAAGAATTGAAAGAAACCAAAGAAGTCATCAAAGAAGAAGAAATACGCCTGGATGAAATTCAACGTAACAATGAAAAAATACAATCATCCATTGATGCCTTGGAAACTCGTCAACGTGGTTGGCAGGCACAACACAAAGATGATATTGCCAAACTTGCTCTGTCACTGGAAGAATTGATGAAAGTGGACATCAAACATGAAATTGAATGTCACAAAAAACTAGAAGCGTATAGAGAAAATTTTGAAAAGAAGCGAACATGGGAGCGAGAGTTGGCCACTGTCCAGACTGCTATCAAACAGTCAACCAAACAACTCACAGAGATATTAGATTCCATTGACAAGACTCAAAACAAAACTTGTCCCACATGTGGTGGTGCCATGGAAGACGACAAGCATCAATCCATGGTCAGCAAACTAGAAGCTGATCGCACAGAATTCGAAAAGTACATAGAAGACTTGGTTTCACAGGAATCCAGTCTCACGGCAAAGATAAAATCCATAGGTGATCTAGAACAGCCGGAGACCTATTACGACACAGCACAGGAGGCTTACAAGCATGAAAACACTGTGGAATACTTAGGACAACAGTTGGAAACCAAGACCAAAGAATCTGATCCTTATCAAGAACAGATCGACGAGTTAAAAACTTCTGCTGTACAGGAACTGTCATATGACAAAATGAACAATTTAAGGAAACTACAGGATCATCAAGAATTCTTGTACAAACTGTTAACTTCCAAAGATTCATTTGTTCGTAAGCGAGTGATTGATCAAAATTTGACTTATCTAAATTCAAGATTGGCCTACTATTTGGACAAAACAGGCTTGCCTCATGAAGTGAAATTCCAATCAGATTTGACTGTGGAAATTACAGAATTGGGCAGAGACCTTGACTTTGACAACTTGAGCAGAGGTGAGAGAAACAGACTTATCCTAAGCCTGTGTTGGGCATTCAGAGATGTGTGGGAAATGTTGTATCACAACATCAACACCATGTTCATTGACGAATTGGTTGATTCAGGCATGGACACAGCTGGTGTGGAAAATGCCATTGGCATATTAAAGCAGATTGCTCGTGAACGTGGCAAAAACATCTATCTCATATCACACAGAGATGAACTCCAAGGTCGTGTGAACAATGTATTAAAAGTGACCAAAGAAAATGGCTTTACTTCATATTCGTTTACAGATATTGTAGAATAAATTATTTTTTCTTGAACATATTGCCATGAACTCTGACACGAATATGTCCATTGTAGTAATCATCAGATTCTAAAACTTTTCTAGCAAACTGTTCTCTGGCTTCAATGTATGACAGTTCTGCTTTGTTTTTACAGTAGAAAAGAATTTCTCTGGTAAAATTTTCACGACCCAACTGTTCAACATCTTCTGTGAGAGCATCAGAAGAACCATAGTATTCACGCCAGTCTGATTCCACCTTGTATCTTCGTCTATTTTTTCTTCCTTTGAGTGGCGGGCGAGATTTTTTGAATTCAACTAATTTTTTGCCGATGTACTTTCGACCTGTTTGATTGTTGGTGATTTGATAGACAAATCCCACATAACCTTCTGGTATTTCTTCTATGGGTTTGTTTTCATACAGCCAAGTCATCATAGTAACTATCTCAGTTTTCGGTTGACCAAAATGATTGTGGCATAATATAATTGTGCTAGGCAATCAAGGCACAATTCAAAAACATTTTTAGGCTGATATAGCATCTTTGGTAACAGCGAACTACTCCATGAGGAATGGCGGCGAATCGCTTGATGCACAAGGCACAATGATGTGGCACTGGCAAGAAAAAGATCCACCCACAACTTGTTTACAAATTATTCAATCAAGGTGTAGACAAGTCGCGTTGTTGAGAATGAGCTAACGGGTACAGCACAACCGCCCGACGTCAAGTAGCGAGATTGGATGACTGCGATACAAACGTGATGTATCACAGAAACATAGTTCTGCTGTGAAGCAGAATTATGACTGCTCATCAACGTGATGACGACAACTTTACTTCGTAAAAGAAAATGCTTGAGCGTAAGCGACAAGCGATTGACGAAGTCAATCAATCAGCGATGTTGCTTGTCAAACCTAGCAATAAACTCTTGTAATTCTATGTCCGGACGAGTGTCTTTACAATGCGATTCTAGAAAAGAACTCATCAGCTCTGCCACTTGTTTGGGGGAATGATTCAACAGCATGGATTTTATTACCATTGTACACTGTGAGTGTAAATCCTGTGGTGTCAGCACAGCATTTTTAGACTTGACATTAGCCATTGGTAATATTAGTTAATTCACTATCAAATTCAATTAAACGTACAGTTAATTACAGCAGAGGCAGATTGGTTTTTTTGACGTTCTCGATGTTTTCTTCTGTGACTTTGCCTATTATTTCTCTATCCTCGCGACTGGTGTTCATAGCTTCAGTGTATGTGAGTCCTCCACGCATACACCAACACATTCTAAATAGTTCCATTTTGAGTTGTTTGACTTTGCCTTCGAGTTCTTTGAAGTAGGCTTCTAATTCAGAAGGATCTTTTGTTAGAATTGTGATACGAAAAAATTTGAATTGTCCAATGCCACTGGTACTTCAAATGATTCCGGAGCGCCTTGACTGATCAATTCTTTGGAAGGCATCACTTTGAAAGGTTTGATTTTGCCGATGTTGTTTTGTTCTTCTATGTGTGAACGAATTTTTTTTGCCTGTTTGCTGTCTAGATTGTACACAAACTCTTTGATCAATTTGGGATCAGTCACTTCTGTGCCTTCACTGTTGACAGACACAATGGCATTCAGCATGTTTTCGATAGTGAGATCAGTCATGTTGGTAAAAATACGAGCATAATGATCACTTTTTTGCTGTGGAGTCATGTCATCTTTTTGTGATAACTGTGCAATCATTCGCTGTTCTTCAAAAGTCTTTAGAGACAGATTGGTCAATTGACGATAGTTGGTAGGACGAACTTTAACCACTAATTGAGGCTCAAGTTGAACATATTCGTTGAAAGGCTTACGTTCAATCGAATCCAGTGCTATTCTTAGATCTGTTGAAAAACTCATTTTTTCGTTCACAGTGGGCACATTCACATTCATATCAAGTATTTCGCCTTGAGATGCTATTCTGATGGCAATCATCACTGTGTCTAGATCCATCATGGGCAATTGCCATGGATCTTTGATACCAGGCACACAGGATTTGATCACATCTATAGTAGCTTGTCCATTCATCAAAGCATCAGGAGTAGCCATGGTCATATCATCTCTGGCAGTCATTGGGTAAACTGCTAGTTCTTCGCCGGAATCAAACTCAATTGTGCCTTGCGGTGAATATTTGCCTCCTGAAGGCAGAGTGATGTAGATAGAGGGTTGTCTAAAATGTTTAGATAGCGGATTGTTTTGTAAGTCCATGAAATTCCTTCTATAAATATGTATTGTAAAGGTTATTTATATACACACAAAATGGCACAATTTGAATCGATTGATATTCCCGGTATAGGAAAAATAAGAGTACCTGTAAGAGGATTTGCTTCCGAAGAAACACTAGAAACATTAGCCAATGCACTTGGCGGCTCTGTTAAGTCATCTCGCGAGGGTTTGAAAAGCATAGAAAAACCTGCCAAGGAAGTAAGCAAAGAAATGTCTGCAATTGCCAAAGTTTCCAAGGCAGCTCAAGAAGCGATAGCAAAAAAGACAAAAGCAGAAGAGAAAGCGGCAAAAGCCGCTGATGAAGCTGCCAAAGCTCAAAAAAGATATGAACTTACTGTTGGTAGACTACAAAAAGCATTCAACGCAGTAGGATCCGCTTTGGTCGGAGCGTCGGGCATGGCCAAAGCCATAATGAGGATGAATGGTTCATTTTCGTCGCTGAGCGGAGTGATTGATCAAACTGTGAGGACCATACAGGATTCGTTTCTTGGCAGACTGCCTGTATTTGGCAAAATGATAAGTGATGCCGCATATGCCACCGGCGAAATGACCAAACTTCAACTTGAATTTATGGACATGCAACGAGGAGCGTTTGTTGCCATATCTCAATCAGGCAGATCCGCGGCAGTAAATCTAGAAGAATTCACAATGAGTGTGTTTGATGCCAACATAAATTTGGAAAAATTTATGGGAGTTTTTGCAAACAATATTGACGGGTTAAGAATAGCATTTGGCTCAGTGGAATCTGTACAGAGAAATTTTATCAACAACTTACAAAATCTCACAAATCCAGAATCTGGAATCGGCATGAGTTTGAGGATACTAGGATTAAATGCTGAAGGCATTGCAGAAGAATTTGCTGACTTTATGACTGTGAACAGAAGAAACAGGCTGCTGATGAACATAGGCGAAACAGAGTTGAACGAAGCAGTCAAAGAAAGAGCCAAAAATGAAAGAATACTTGCTGAATTCACTGGTCAATCTGTACAAGAACAAAGACAACAACAAATGGCACTGATGGGAGACATGGCATTTCAAGCGGCACTCATGTCCAAAGTGCCGGCAGAATTCAGAGACGAAATGACTCAGCTCACAGCAGGTCTATCTAAGTATGGCCTTGGTGACTTTTCAAAACAAATACTAGGTTTTGACAGCATTCTAGGAGGAGGCACAGAAATGATTGCTGCAGCCATACCAGGTATGGCTGATGCTGTCAAAGAAGCTCAACAAGCAGTTATGAATGGAACAGAACCATCTATAGCAATGGGTCCAGTTTTAGAGTTGGCCAGAGCCAACATCGACAAACTGCTTCCTTTGGTACAACTTGGTTTAATTCCTGGTGGCGAACAGTTTGTACAAGCTCTAGGTGATTTAACTGGTGGTGCTTTGGAAATTGACACTCAACTAGCCAATCTCAACAAAATGATGGGCACAGACTTTGCTGAAATAGGCCAAGCTATGACAGCTTTCAACAAAAAATACAACATGGATATGATGGAAGCAGAAAAACTGGCTGGCGAATTCGAGAAGGCCAAACTTGGCAACACTGCACTAACTCTTGATCAATTTCTCGAAGCCAGAGGATATGAAGCAGGACAAATTGATGAAAGTGTGTTGAAAATGGTGGCACAGAATGCCAAACTAGAAGAAGCCACAGGCACACTTCAAAAAAATGTTTTTGCTGTGACCACCAATTTTAGAGGACTGGCAGACATCACTCTCCAACTTACATCAGGATTTGCTAATTTATTAGACAAGATGGGCATGGGTTCGGTAGAAGAAATCATGCGACAATCTCAAGGAATCACGACCACACAAGTTCGTAAAGGCCATGCCGTGGGTGTGAAATACTTTTTGCCAGACGGCACTGAAGCAATTTATGATGAAGCATCAAAAAGATATGTTCCAAAAAGAGAATCTGGTGGTCCAGTGGGAGGCGGATTGTACATGGTAGGCGAAAGAGGACCAGAACTGCTAGCCATGGACAAAGGAGCCTCAGGATATGTCTACAACAATTCACAAACAAGAGCATTAATGGGCATGGCCACTCCAAGATATTCAGGAGGTCCTGTGGGCAAAACCCAAGGCGGAGAGTACAGCGGATTTGAGCGTACAGCAATCAAAGATCTTGGCATGGGGGGTTACATGGGATCAGGCATGACCATGGATCAGTTGTTTAATATTTTAGAAACCACAAAGCTACGAGGTGTTGACGATCTCCTGCTATACATGCAAGATGCCAGAGAACAACAGGGAGGTCTAGGATTTAGCAATTTAATGAATGCTATAAAATTGACCGGCAATGAAAAAACTCAATCAGGACACACACTAGCAGACTATGATAGCATGGGAGATTTTTACGATGCATTGGGCGGACAATACGGACATATTCTTGGCAGTCTGTATGATTCGGGTCACGCCTCAGCCGGCGGAGCAGGAGGTGCACTGTTTGGATCTCACATGACACAATTGGCCAAAGACATTGATCGAAGCACATTAAATTTACAACATCAAGCACAGAACGAAATTCGAAATGAAAAATTGTATGGACCTGAGGGAGGTTATAGCCTAGACGATGTTATGAGAAGGCAAGAAGAAAAACTCAGAAACAGATCACAAATGACCGACGAAGAAGTGATCAATTTGATGTCCAGACAGGGAGGTGGTCCAGTGGTAGGAGAATTGAAAAACCTAAACAAAATGCTGAAAACCATGTTGGGCAAAGCATATTCAGGCAATGGCTATTTTTAAGCTTGTAATGAGAGAAAAAGATACATATAATAATAAGTCATGAGTTGGAAAAAATATTTTAATTTGGTAAAAGCAGATGGCTCCATGTCGCCAGTGAGCGGTGCCAACACAGCATCAAACCCCATGTCGGCTGTGGGTCGTAGAAACTACACATCCTATCTGCCAGAAGTCTACACAGGTCATGCCAACAGAATGGAGCGATACTTCCAGTATGATCAGATGGATCAAGACTCGGAAGTCAATGCCGCACTGGACATCATTGCTGAATTCTGTACACAAAAAAACACAAAAAACAGCACACCCTTTGATTTAAAATTTAACGACACACCAACCGAAACTGAAGCATTGATTCTCAATGATGCTATTCAGCAGTTCACTCAACTCAATGATTTCAACAGAAGAATTTTTAGACTGTTTAGAAACACACTCAAGTATGGCGATTCATTTTTTATTCGTGACCCAGAAACACAGGAACTGATTCATGTTCATGCTTCCAAGTGTGACAAAATCATTGTCAACGAATCCAAAGGCAAACAGCCAGAACAGTATGTGTTCAGAGATTTGAATTTGAATCTAGAATCTCTGTCAGCCACACAGGTCACTGCCAATGTGACATATTCGTCACCAGGTTCGTCTGCCACAGGCGATCAGGGTTTTGGTCAAAACCGTGGAGGCACATATGCTGGTCCAGGTTCTTTTTCTTCCACAGCACAAGGTGGAAGATTCGAAACCAACTACAACCAATATGCTGTGGATGCCAATCACGTTGCTCATGTGAGTCTGTCAGAAGGTTTAGATTCTAACTTTCCATTTGGCACATCCATACTAGAAACAGTTTTCAAAACCTTCAAACAAAAAGAATTGCTGGAAGATGCTATCATAATCTACAGAGTTCACAGAGCACCTGAACGTAGAGTGTTCTACATTGATGTAGGCAACATGCCTTCACACATGGCCATGGGATTTGTGGAGCGAGTGAAAAATGAAATTCATCAAAGAAGAATTCCTTCCATATCAGGCGGTTCCAACAAAATGGATGCCACATACAATCCACTGTCAATCAATGAAGACTACTTCTTTCCACAGACAGCAGAA